GCGATACGCCGCAGCGGCTCGATTTCTACGGCATGCAGGCGCTGATGATGCGCTCCACGGCCGAGAGCGGCGAGGGCCTGATCCGCTACCGGCCGCGTCTGCCGCAGGACAATTTGCGCGTCCCTCTGCAGCTCCAGCTCCTGGAAGCGGACTTTTTGGACCAGACACGCACCATGGGCCTCCTCAACGGTCACGTCATGCAGGGCGTGCAGTTCGATCTTCTCGGCCGCCGCGAGGCGTACTGGCTGTTCAGCTATCACCCTGGCGGCGTGCTGATCCTCAATCCGCGCGGAGGCATCATCAGCCAGCCCGTGCCGGCGTCGCAGATCATGCACATCTACCGTGTGCTGCGGCCTGGCCAGGTGCGCGGGGTGCCGTGGATGGCGCCGTCGATGATGCCGTTCCGCGATCTCGACGACTATCGCGATGCGGAGGGCGTCCGCAAAAAGATCGAGGCCTGCATCGCCGCATTCGTCACGCAGCCCGAGGGCATTGGCGGAACGCCGATGGGGATCAAGGGCCCCGATCCCTTGATGAAGCAGCAGGTCGAGTCTTTCGAGCCCGGCATGATCGAATACCTCAAGCCCGGCGAGGACGTGAAGTTTAACAATCCCATGGCGACCGGCGGCTATGGCGAATTCTGCCGCACGGAGCTGCAGCGCGCCGCGGCCGGCATCAACACGCCCTACGAGCTGATGACCGGCGACATGTCGCAGGTCAACTATTCGTCCTATCGCGCCGGCATGCTCAGCTACCGGCAGACGATCGAAGGCTACCGCTGGCTGACGCTGGTCCCGATGTTCTGCGCGCCCGTGCGCCGCAAGTTCATCGACGTTCTCGCCCTGCAGGGCAAGCTTCCGGCGTCGGCGATGACCGACCCGAAGCTAAATCTTTACTCGACGCTGTGGACGGCGCCGAAGTTTGAAAGCGTGGATCCGCTGAAGGACACCATGTCGGACTTGAAGAAGATCCGCATGGGCGCGGTGACGCTCTTTGAGGTGATCGCCCAGCACGGATACGACCCGGACCAGCAGCTTCAGCAGATCGCCAGCATCAACGCGAAGCTCGACAAGCTGGAAATCATTCTCGACTGTGATCCGCGTAACACCACCGACCGCGGCATGGAGCAGCCTGCAGGCACCGAAGAGCGGAAGCCCGATTCGAAAGCCGCGCCAGGCGCGCCGCGCGGGCAAGGACTGACCGCGGAAGACATCCGGCGGGCGGTGGAGGAGTTGGGGAACAAGACGGATTATCTGACGGCAAACGCCATGCAGCACGGCAAGCGCTCCTGGTCTTCGACCACCAGGCTGACCGTCAGTTAGCGCAATTAAAATCGAGGAATTTTTTATGGACAAAAACTTACTGAACAAGCTCGCGGGCGAGCTCGACGCGGCTCCGCGCACCAAAACGGAGGCGGCCGGCGAAGGGCAGACCGTCATCACGCTGAGCGACGAACTGGCAAAGAAGCTCGCCGCCGATCTGCGCGCCGCCGGGGCGACTCCGGCCGTCGTCAGCGACAAGAAATTCGCCGAGCAGTTCGGGGCCAAGGAAAAGAACGAGGCGCCCGACGGCAGCACGGAGTTCGTGCCTTCCACCGCGAATGAGAAGGACGGCACCATCGATTGCGTCTGGTACGGAGGCCAGCAGGTTCCGCGGTGCGATCCGGACACGGGTGATCCTTACATGCTCACCCTCGACATGAACGGCTGCCGCATGGAGCGGCTCAACGCCGGCGCGCCGGTCTTCGATTCGCACTTCAGCGGTGACGATTTCAAATCGCTGATCGCCGGCAAGGTCGGAACGAAGGCTCAGGTCGGCGTGGTCAAGAAGGCCTGGAAGGACGGCCAGAAGGGCAAGGCCACGCTCAAGTTCGACATGGGCAGCCCGGAAGGCTCGGAGATGTTCCGCAAGGCCTCCACCGGCATCGTTCAGAACCTCAGCCACGGGACCTGGATTTACAAGCGGGAGAAGACGCAGGCCCAGGCCACTCAGGAGGGCGCGCCTCCCTACTCGAACCCGAACGAAATGGGAATGTTCACGGCGACCGATTGGGAGCCGTTCGAGATCTCGCCGTGCCCCGTGCCGGCGGATTTCTCGACGCAGTTTTTGAGCGCCGGCGGCGGCGCGGACACCACGGCAGCCAGAGAGGCAGCCCTGAAAAAGGAAAGAGAGAAAAATATGGACGAGACAAAACTCGCCGCTGCGCGCAATGAGGCAGCGGCGGAAGCGGTAAAACTGGAGCGCAAGCGCGTCGACGATATCCGCGCGCTGGCTGCGCCTTTCAAGATGACCGAGGCGTTCACCAGCAAGCTGATCGGCGACGGCCTGACGGTGGACGATGCCCGCAATAGCATCATGACGGAGCTGGCCGCGGCGGCCCAGAGGGATGCGAGCGGCAAGCCCTTCGTCATCCGCACCGAAATCACCATGGGCGGCACCGACGAGCAGGAAACCAAGCTCGGGCAGATGCAGAGCGCGTTGCTGCTGCGCCACGATCCCAAGTTCTTCATGCGCCGCACCGAAGGCGGCAAGACCTTCCTGTCGGGCGCCGGCGAGGAAGTGCAGCGCAAAAACGAGGAACGCGCCCGCGAGTTTCGCGGTTTCAGCCTCCTCGAGATGGCACGCGAATATCTCAGCATGCGCGGCATCAATCACCGCGGCATGAACAAAATGCAGATTGCGGAGCTGGCGCTGCGCGGCAACGGCCGGGGCGCGGAAACCCAGCGCTTCGCCGGCGCGGAAACTTCGAGCGACTTCCCCGGCATCCTGGCCAACGTCGCCAACAAGACGCTCCGCATGGCCTATGAGGCCTATCCGCGGACCTTCCAGCCGCTCGCGCGCCAGGTCAGCGCTCCCGACTTCAAGCCGATCAACCGCGCGCAACTGAGCGATGCTCCTTCGCTTCAGGCTATTAACGAAAAGGGAGAGTTCCACCGCGCGAACCTGACCGATTCGAACCAGAACTACTCGCTGGTGACCTTCGGCGAAATCGTCGCCCTCACCCGCAAGGTGATCATCAACGACGATCTGCAGGCCTTCACCCGCGTCCCGGCCATCCTGGGCGTGGCCGCGGCTCGCCTCGAAAGCGATACCGTCTGGGCCGTCATCACCAGCAACCAGGTGATGCAGGCCGACAACGTGGCGCTATTCAACTCGGCCCACAGCAACCTGCTGACCGGATCGGGCAGCAGCCTGGTCACCGCCGCGCTGAGCGCCCTCAACATCGGGCGCCAGAATCTGCGTACGCAAAAAGCTCCGCAGGGCACTCCCTTGAACCTGACTCCGCGGTTCATCGCCGTGCCGGCCGCTCTCGAAACCTACATGTTGCAGGCGGTCTATCCGATCGACATCGCGTCGACCAGCCTGACGGCGGTGGTGCCCTCATGGGTCCGCAGCATGATCCCGGTGGTCGAGCCCCGTCTCGATGTCAACAGCGCCACCGCGTGGTATCTGTTCGCCGATCCGGCACAGATCGACACCCTCGAGTACTGCTACCTGGAAGGCCAGGAAGGCGTGTTCATCGAGACCCGCCAGGGCTTCGAAGTGGACGGCATGGAAATCAAGGCGCGGCTGGACTTCGCCGCCGCGGCCATCGATTACCGCGGCATGCAGAAGAACGCCGGGGCGTAAGGGCAAATCAACCTTGGGGCGGGCTCCGGCCCGCTCCTCCGAAAAAGAAAAAGAGGATTTTCAATCATGCAAAATTATGTACACAAGGGTGAAACCCTTACTTTTACGGCGCCCGGTAACGTCTCGGGCGGCAGCGGATTCCAGGTAGGCGCCATCTTCGCCATCGCTGCCTATACCGCGCTCTCTGGAGCATCGGTGGAAGGCGAGGTATGCGGCGTGTTCGACTTGACCAAGGACACCAGCACCTTCACCGACGGCGCGTCGGTCTATTGGGACAACGTCAACTTGGTTTGCACCTCGAACGTGAGCACCACCACCGGATTGAACCTGCTCATCGGTACGGCCGATATCATCCAAGCCAGCGGCACCAACGCGCTGGGCGGAGCTTCGGGCGACGCGACGGTGCGCGTCCGGCTCAATGCCAAGTTCGGGTCGGATCCGCGCCTCTTCATGGCGCACGCGCAGTACAACTTCGCCAGCGACGGTGGAGCGGAAGCCCTCATCACGCCGGCCGTCAACTCGACGATTCCGATCAACGCGGTCATCGTCGGCTCGGTCGTCAACTCGACCACGGCAGTGACTTCCGCGGGATCGGCGACGCTCGCGGTGGGGACCTCGGCCGGTTCTTTGGCGAATTCGCTGCTGACGGCGACCGCGAAGGCCTCGCTTGGCACGAACGCCCTGGTAGCAGGCGCGGCGCAGTTCGCGACGCCGGTGAAGATGTCGGCGGCCGGACAGATCACCGTCACGCCGGCCGTCGCGGCGCTGACCGCGGGAGTGGTCGAGATCTACGTTTTCTATTACGTCTCGAACACTTAAACCAACCTTAAACCAATATGTCCTGGGCGGATCAGGTGGAGCGCGCGCACGCCGCGTTTCTCGCAGCATGGGGAATCGCGGCGCTGTGGCAGGCGCAGGACCAGTCCGCCTCGGCCACCATCACCGGGGTCATTAAAAACCCCGGCATGCATGAAGAGTATGTTCCGGGCGGCTCGACGGGGACGTCGGTCGTCCGGTTTTGGGTCGATATGAATTCACTCAATCCCCAGCCCATCGCCGGCGACGGGATCACGCTGAACGGCGTTACCTACGATATCGGCGACATCGATGTCGATATCGAGGGCGGCGCCGTGTTGAAGCTGAGGCGGAATGCTTAACCCGTCTCTCATCGTCGACGCGGTGGTCAGCACGCTGCAAACGATCCCTCCGTTGGTGACGGCGATGAATGGCGACCCGACCCGCATCGCGGCATTCCACTATCTGTACGGGCCGAACGTGCCGCTCGAGAAGGCGATCTACGAGATGCTCGCGCCGTCGATCCTCATCGTCTTCGACAAAACGCAGCCAGGCAATTTCAACGGCTGCACGATCTGGAAGCAGCACATTTGCGGCTATGTGCGCGCGGCGAACACGGCGGCGAACGTCGCGCCGGTCTCCTACGAGCAGCTCTGGTGGCTGATCGTCAATTCGCCCGTGAACGGCGGAACTCAAAACATCCGCAGTGTGAACGTGCTTCCGCGGCTGCAGATTATGGATACACCGTCGATCACCCGCGGCGCGGACGCGGACGGCATCGACTGGTTCCGATTTAATTTCGTCTTCCCCGAGCTCGGGGACACATAAACAAGGACTTTCAAAAAATGGCATCAAGAATTCAGGGAAAAACCCTTTGTCTGGGCAAAGCCAAGCAGGTGAATATTGCGACGATTTCCCCCAGCTTCCTCACCTTCACCCAGCTTAATGAGGAAGTGACGGCGCAGGGCTTCCGCACCGAGAACGACGCGGCCTGGATCGGGAAGGGCGACGAATTTGCCCGGCAGGTGTTCCCGGTAAGCTTCGACCCCTCCGCCAGCATCTCGCATTACGGCTCGACCGAGCTGACGACGTGGGCCTGGGCGTATGCGCTCGGCGGCGTCGCGCAAACCGGTGCCGGCCCCTTTGACTACACGATCAATCCGATCGCGCCGGGAACCTCGCTGGAACTGCCCTACTTCACCGTGGTCGAGCAGGTTCCCGAGGGCGGCGGCAAGTCGATCGACAACGCCTTCGTCGGTTGCGCCGTCGAAGAGGTGACGAACACCATCGCATGGGGTGCCGGTCTGGCCACCCATAAGCTCGATATCAAATGGAATGGCAGCGGCCTGATCACCTCGCCCTCCGGAGTCGTCGCGCCCTCCGATACGATTCTGCACATGCAGCTCGGGGCGTCGATGGTCGCGACCATCAACGGAACCAACTATGTCAGCGGCAAGGACATAGTGGGCGTCACGTTGGGCTGGAAAAACAACCTGAACATGACCGCGGGCCTCTATCCCGGCTCGGGCACCCAAAACGGCGCGGCCGTCCGCGGCAGAATTTTCATCGGCACGCGCAGTCCGATGTTTAAGTTCCGCGCGCTACTGGTGAATGGTTCGCCGGAATATGCCGCGCTGGTGGCCCAAACCACGGGAACCGCGGCGGTCACCGTCAGCTATGACAGCAACGATTCCTCCACCTGGACCTGGAATCAGATCAGCTATGGCGTGGTCGAGTTCGGCCAGACCAACGGCCTCGTTGACGTCGAGGTCACCATCATCCCGCAGAGCTCGTCGCCGCTGACCTTCACATCGGTCTGCGCGATCGGCGGAATCGCTCAGTAACGGGCTGCGGAGGGTCGATGAGAGGGAATGACACCCTCGCGTCAGTGCCTCTCCTCCGCACCCGCATGGTCCCAGTGATGGGGAGATACTTCGACTCGCAACAGTGTTTCAACAGGGAGAAAGATTAGATGCTTTACGGAGAATTGCAGGACGTTCGAATTGACGGGTCGGAGACGCCGCTGCGCGGGTTCCTGTTCAAGGTCCGGAATCCGGCCAAGCAGGCCGTCCTCCGGCTGCCGACGTCGGCCGAGATGATCGCCCGCGCCGACGCGCAGAAGTCGATTCGAACGTCGCTGGGACGCCGGAAGTCGGAGACTAATCCAGTCCCGAATCCGGCCGCCGATCTGGAACTGTTCGCAAAGATCCGCGTCGACAAGGGTGTCGAGTTCGATGCCGACGAGGCGCGGACGGCGATTATTAAGCTCACCGAGGCCGAGGTCATCTCGTGTCAGGAGGACGGAAACGACCAGTACGCCATGGTGCTGAAGACTCCGTTCTGCGAGACGGCGCATATCGTGAGATCGCCGACAGCTAAAAAGTTGAACGAATACCGGCGCAGCGTGGTGAAGTCGATCGAGCTGCCCCACAACCAGGAAGAGCTGCGTTACCGGACGGGAGCGGCCGTCGATCTGTACGACGCCGTCGCGGTGAGCAATGAAGGCTATTTCCAGGGAACCGAAGTTCCGTCGCACCACAAGTTCGCCGTGGTCGGCGAGTTGGTGAACGCGATCGACGAGATCGATCCTCCGTTCGTCCCAAACGAAGAGGGCCGGTCGATTGGGAACGTCCCAGTCTCCGGCTGCTGATCTATTGGTCGCTCCGCACGGCCAAGTTGTGCCAGGGAGGCGACGGAGGCGCGGGCGCTTGCCCGTTTAAGCGTTACCTGTGCGACCGGTGCAAGGGCCTGTTTACGCAGGCGCAGGTGATGCCCTCGCGCAAATGTCCCGCCTGCGGGCATGACGAGTTCGATTACGCGCGCTGCGATGGCTGCAAGCTGGACGATCTGGAATACGCCCGCGCGCACTCCCGCGCAGGCCAGGCGATGAACCGGCTGATCGATCTGGATTTCATGGTGGAGCGCTTCCGCATCGGCTGGGATGAGATCTCGGCCGAAGAGGTGCGCGGGTTACAGATCTTGACGGAAGAGCGCGAACGGCAGAAAAGCGAGCCGCACGAAGACCCGCAGCGTGGCAAGAGCAGATAAAATGCATTTCGAATACCAGGGAATCACCGAGGAGGAGCTGTACCAGTTCTCCGAGGCTCTCAACGATTCCGTGCTCGCCCGGATCCGCCGCGGCATGGATGTGAACGACACTCCCGCGCCTCCCCTCGCATCGAAGGGAAAGCGCGGCGGGTATGCGGGGCAGAAAGCGCGCCGCGGGCTGAATCCCATCCGCGATCTGACGTTCACCGGCCGCACGCTCCGCGCGATCGCGCCGGTGGTCGCGGGAGAGAATCAAGTGTCGATTGGCATCACGAACCAGGCGGCCATCCGCGTCATCGCGTCGAATAACGCCCGCTCGAAACAGTACGGAGCGAGCCCGACCGACCGTGCGAACCTGATTGCCGCGATTCGCAACAGCGGGATTCAGCTTGCGAAGGTCGTGCGCGACGGCTCCGGAGGCTGGGAAACCAATCCGGCGAGCCGCCCGGGCCCGCTTCAGTGGAGACGGTCATGAACAACGACGGAATCGATCCGATTGTCTTCACCCTCGACGATTCGCAGGTGCGCGAAGGCATCAATCGCGGCAACACTGACATCCAGGGCTATCGCCAGCACGCCATCGAAGCGAATAAAGACGTCGGCGATTCGTTCCAGAAGTCCGCGCTCATGGTGCAGTCGAGCGTCGACCGCAACCGGTCCTCTCTCGATAGAATGTCCACCGGCGTGCGCGAAGCCGGTCAGCACGCCGAGCGGATGGGTCAAGGACTCGAAGGAGCATTCCGCGGAGCCTCGCACGCGGCGAAGGGCTATATCGAACTCGCCGGCGCGGTCGCTCTGGCCACGAAGGCTACCGTCGCCCACGCGCAGGCAAGCAGCATTTTAGAGGGTATCCTGAACCGTGCGAGGGCCGCGCGCGTCGGGGTGGCTGCGTTTACGGAGGGACTGGGGGGCGCCACCGTCGTAGCCGCCGAAATCGCGGGG